CGAATAGGTCTTAGAAAAACCATAAACGCAATTTCAAACGAACTTGGCGAAATACGCCGCACTATTTCTGAGATAACTAACTCTGCGCAGTTCAATGCCCAACAAAAACAAGAAATGGTTAAGGAGTTGCGTGACTATGAAAGACAAATATTAAATAGGGTTGATTTAAAAGAACTTCGACGAATTGCTCAGCTATAAAAAAACCCCGCACTAGGCGGGGCTAAAACCCTCGGAGGAGAAATGAGGGAGAGTGACGAACCAACTATATCACTCCGTTCTCCAACAACGCAAGCCGTATCTTCCTTTCTCCACAACTTGTTTACATACGACGTTATACCTGTGGCGGGCGCCTTCACGTTTGATGAACTCTTCCACGGGCTTGGTATCTAGGCACGGTATAAAAAACGACCCATTGACAGTTAACTTGTTCCATTCAATCTTCACTGGAAGATTCATTATCCTCAGCATTTACAAACACCTCTTCGTTGAAGAAGCCTAGTTTAGAAGTGTCAAACACCAGAGCGTCTACTCCTGCGGTAGCGGCGGCGAGGGTGCCAGACATCATGCGCTTTTTCTTAACCCCAAGCAAAGCTTTATTCTTTTTGTGATTTAACAGTGTGTCGTCGTAACTTAAGAACTGCTTACCGCACTCGTCCCGGTAGCTTTTGTTGACCACAAATAGCAGTTTCGTATCAGGCTCAAATCGCGCAGTTAGTGGGCCACGGGGTTCCCGTATCGCACCCATCTCAAGCCCAGTTCGTTTGTCAAGCTTGCCGTTGATAACCAGAATCTCGTGAAAATGTTTCTGTAGAAAGCCACCCAAGAAGTCGTCACTGTCACCCAAAGATTCTTTATTGCTAAGGCGTGTGTTCTTAATTAAGTTGACTACATAGTCAAAGACCGGCTCGATTGCAATGTCGTGCAGATTTAAATTCTTGGCGATGATGCCACCTGTGATGGCAATAGCCGCCCCTGCTGACCAAAACCTTTCTGTGTTTTTAATTCCAGCCGCCCGGTCTATTTTTGCGTTTACACGGCTTAGAAGCTCAATACACTCAGGCAAATTGCTTGCTACGTACTTAATGTAGGGGTCAATGGCGTGCCCGTAGTTGTTAATGATCCGTCCAAAATGCGCTTTTGACCACGTAGGATCGTCGTAGGGGTCTACTAAAATTCGATCTTCCAGTATCCGCAGTAGCTCCGCTTCGGGGAAAGACTTGATCGTAAGCAGTGCGTCTTTGATTGACCGGTTGGAAGAAGACACCACCGGGATTTGCCAAGTAGAGTGATTCAATCGCTCCACGTTAGCCTTCGAGGACATCCTGTTTTTGCCCCTACCAGACGTAATGTCGTAAACCAGATTGGACATGATCTCGGGTTTGAGGTTAGTTAGCTCGTCGATTGTTGGAGTCATTGATTGCATTGCACCAATACGTTGTAGCCTATGATTGTGTGTATCTTTGTAAGACAAAAGCAGTTCTTTGGGCCTACCGTAAATGCTGTTGATTGCATGAAGCAGGGTTGATTTACCTGTACCACTGCCCTTACTGACAAGATTTAGCAAGAAGCCATCTAGCGCACCATCACCAACAAACTTCATCAAAGGGCCACCAAAACCCATAAAGAAAGCAAAAGCTCGTCCTTGCATCTCAGCACGCCCGTAAGCGTTGATAACATCTTTCCAAATGTGAAAGTCACCCTTGGGTTGAAGAATTGGCAGAATAGGTAATGTGACCGCTGTAGGAGGGCTGTACTTAATTTCACCCGTGGCAAGAATTTCCCGATCACCCACCACAAATGCGCTGTTGTCGTCCAGCCAACCAAACTGTTTGCGTGCTATTTCTGACTTGCTTGTGGATTGCAGATGCTCTACCCAACGAGCTACGTAGTTCATAAGTGTGTCCTGTTTTTTACCTAGTACCGCCATGCCCTGCGCGGCGATTGCGCCAATAAACTTTTCTTTCGACAAGACTGCGTTGAGAGGCACAACAAACTCACGCACACCATCTCGGGGTAAGTGCAGTCGTAGTAATAAAGTTTCCCCGTCTTCGGGATCGTGGATGCGCTTAACCACATAGAAGTCATACGCATAAATAAGTTCATCTTTGTCATCTTCTTTGTTGGGGTCGGCTCGACGATAAACACCCGTGTTGTTGCCTCGGAAGTATGGGAACGGCAGTTCTGGAATGACGTATTTGCGCTCCTCTTTTGTAATGCTTTCGACTTCAACAACCTCTTTCTCCCCTTCGGTAACAATGATCTCCCTACCGATTTGAATTGGCGATGTGATCTTCTGGGGGCATCCTTCACAGGTGCTGGGGTTTAGTTTTTTAAAAGTTGCGCAGGTGTAGGGGCCTTTGGTTTCCCCAGCTTTTTTAATGGTAATTTGTTTGTTGTAGTCGGGATGGTTCTTAGATATTACGTGGATCGCTTTTTCAGCGTCCGAGCAGTGTTGGGCTATTGACAGCCCCGCTCTCCACAAAGGTTCTTCTATTGATTCTTGGTTCTCATAGATGTGTGCTATCTGCGCACAGCCTTCACTCTGCACGGATTGAAGCAGAATGGTTTTAAATTTGGCTTCGTAGTTGCCCATCAGTGCCAGAGTCGTAGCATCAAGTGGACGTTTAAATGGATTTGTGCCCGGTATATCCAGGGCGTTGTCGTTACTTACCAGAATATCTTTTAGGGTGTCGATACTCACCGTTGTACGGGCCATCAGTATCGAGGTTGGTTGTGGGTTCTCAGGATCCTTAAAATTAAGCGTTTCAGGGATTCGTAATATACGTGCAGTATCGGCGGTCACCGCAGGGTCAGCACGGAACCCATGTTTAGTGCAGAGAGCTTTAAGATTCTCTGCTAGGGGTCGCCATTCCTCCTTAGGAAGAGCTTGTTCCAAGGCCCAATAAACGTGGATACCACGGCCTGAATTAACGATAACCGTAGGGGGAGGGAGCTTAGCGGCTTTTACAAATGTTTTGGTAGCGGCTAAACCATCTGTTTGATCGGCGTAGTCTTTGTTGGGGCCACAATCAATATCTAAGAAAAAAGATTTGAGTTCTTTGGCGTTGGCTAGGGTGCGTCCGTCTTCGTCGTTATTGAAAGAAGCTAATGCAAAATAAGAGTCATAGCCTTTAGCTGTTAACGCATCCGCATAATCTGAAACATCTTCGAGGGTGTTTACAAAAACCTGCCAAGGCTTTTTGTCTTTCAGTCCTACTACGCAGTAGGTCCCTTCTGGAGGCAGAACCAGAGAGAGAAAGTCCGTTCTTGTTACCATAGCCGTCCTTTGTTAGCCGTCTAAAAGATTGGGGGACAGGGGCCGACGGCACTGCCCTCTTCGGTAGCGAACCTAGCCCCCCGTAAACCTTACATCTGAAGCTTAGCAACCAGCTTTTGTACCTTCTCCGTGTGGGCATCAGGTACTTTCGTAACTCCTTTGAACCAGTTGTAAACAGTCATACGGGTAACCTTAAAAAAATCGGCTACGTCCGTTACGGGAATGTCTTTGGCGATGCAGACCTTGGCAAGCTGTACACCTAGCTTGCTTGTATCTGCCGCCTCGATGGCTTTAATAAACCGACTTGAATAGCCTTTCATCACTCCCTCCTTATTCGTCGTCCCACTCTTCAAGGATCTTATTCAGATTCTTTTTTGGGGCCGGTGCTTCCTCTTTCTTCGCAGTGCGCTTGACTGGCTCTGCGCTTTCCACCTCTTCCACCTCTTCAGCCTCTGCGACTTCAGGCTTCGAGTTTTCCAAGGCGGGTTTAGAGTCTACACCATCCATTTGGGCAACGGTCATAGTGATTGCCTTAATTGCGGCATCGGTCTTTCCCTGTTCTAATGCAAGGTTAAAATCGTCAGTCTCTAAGAACCGTGCTGGCTTGAATGTCAGCTTGGGGGTAGACGAGTCAGTGTCAAACCGCATCTCAGTTACAACTGCTGTGATGGGCACGCCTTTACTACCAATCATCTTGGCGTACATCTGCAAAGGCCACTTACCAGCCTCCCCTTCACCAAAGATTGACTGCGACGGTAAAGTTAACTGGTAAACATCTCCACCTACGTCATTCTCAAGAACGACAGCCAATCGCTGTGAAAAGCGACAAGCACGGGAATCACCTTGGCCTGATCCCTTGATGTTCTGAGGACAGCTTGCGCATGTCTTCGCTTGAGGGGCTTTAGCTGTAACATCAGGCTTATCACCATCAGCAGACCAACAGTCAGGCGCAGTGGCAACGCCCTTTTTGTAAACCCCAGCGTAAAACGTCCGAGATACTTTGGGGGCGGCGGCAACAATCACCACGTTCATAGAACGCTCTTCGTTACGGGCTACTTCATTGCCGTTGACTAACATACGCCACACACCACCCTCAATGGAGATGCGCTTAGAACCACCACCAGAACTACCCATGAGGGCTTTAGTGGTTTCATCCAATGCCTCCAGCGAACGCAAGTGGGCAGGTAGTTTTTGATCAAGCATTGCAAGTTCACTCATTTTTTACTTTCTCCTTACGGTTACGGTATAACGACTATCAACATTAAGACCCGGCGGTAGCAGGTCAGGATTTTCCTCAAGAAAGGTAGACATATTGGTCTGGGCAATACGCTTCTCCAACAGCTCCAATGCGCCGTGTTCCTTAAGAAATTCGTGGAAAGAGTGCCAGTCGTTTGTCCAATAGCGTTTCGCCACACGGCGTGTCACCGTGCCAAATTCTGTGCGTAGGCTATCGGCACCCGTCTCTTTGCACATCTCTAGCAGTTCGCTTTCGATGAGTTCAAGGGCCTCTTTAAGATTGTTGTCTTCTTTCTCATACTGATCAACAAGTTCTTTGCGCTTGTCCCTTATCTTTACGTAAGTCTTGACAAGCTTGTCAGCTTTAATTTCCATGTGTCACTCCTATTTGTTATAACGACCACAACTAAATTCTATAACCTAAATTATACAATGTCAAGCTTCTTCAATTATATTTTTGTAGAGGTCTACAACTTTTGTGTGTATGTCCACTTTCGACTCCAGCATGGCATACATCTTCTTCTCAACCGGGGAGCCTTGCAGATGCACCACGGTACAGGGATTGTGTTGCCCCGCTCGATGCACACGGGCGTTGGCTTGAAGGTAAGTCTCAACTGACATCACTGGCGACCAATAGACCACCACGTTAGCGGCGTGCAACGTAACGCCATGTGATGCGGCTTGTGGCTGGATCACCAGTACACGTGGGTTGCCTTGCGTCTGGAATTGATTAAATATTTCTGTTCGTTTAGTCGCTGTTACCGCACCACTTATGATCTCTGCCGTGTAGCCTGACTTAGTGAGTTCTTCAAAAACAATTTGTATGGCGTGCCTGTAGGGTACGAACACAATCACCTTGTGACTTGCCTCGTCGATAACTTCTTTCAAAGCCTCAAGCCTGTTAGAAGCATCAAACGTGATGACTTCACCACTGTCTGAATAAACTGCGCCACAAGATAATTGCAGGAGTTTGTTCAGGTTGGCAGCCGCATTAACCGTTGTGATGTCTTCGCCAGCCGCTGTGACTACCATATGCTTACGAATCGTTTCGTAGTATTTTTTCTGCTGAGGAGTCAAGGGCACCTCTCTCGTTGTATACGTCATCTCGGGAAGATCAAGGCACTCCTCCTTTGTGAAACGTATTGCTGGTTGTAGTGCTTTGTGAACTACGTTTTCTGCGCGGGGGCGAGGAACCCATTTAAATTCTGTGATCTTCTGCATTGTCAGGTCTTTGAACGACCCAAAGAATCGGGGCACCCCGTCAGGATTAATAATTTTGGCTAACCCAAATGCGTCTGTTGGCGCTTGCGATGCAGGGGTTCCCGTCAACATCCATACCCATGTCTTTGCCCTAATCAGGGAGTTCAGCACTTTCCAACGTCTTGTAGATACCGTTTTGTATGCGTTAGCTTCGTCTACTACGATAAGATCAAACGCACTCTCTATCACGGTATCTTTAATAATTTCTAACCCGTCGAAGTTACAGATCACAAATTCTATGTCTGACTTGACGACTGCTATCCGCTTGTCTCGTGAATAACTATGTGCAACGCCTGTTGTTCGGTGCATAGCAAACCTAAACAAGTCACCTTGCCAAGCCGACTGCATGATCGACAAAGGGCAAAGCACTAGCACCCGTTTGATAAACCCCAGTTTCATCAGATAGTCTGCGGCCCAGATGACGCTACCCGTCTTGCCCGTACCCTGTTCGTTAAAGACAAAAGCACGCCGATGCAAAGTTAGAAACTCTGAGGTTTTGATCTGGTGCTTGAACGGCCTGTACATGCCGGGCCAGTTGTAGTGCGCCACGATAGGAGAGGGCACGTTTTTAATGCGTAGGTTTTTGAGAACTTGAGCTTCCTCTAACCCCCATTTGACAAGCACTTCACCAGAATCCAGAACTTTGGCCTTTGGTATCACCGTAGTGATACGTCCCGGCTCTTTTACTTTCAATAACAACGCCTTGTTGTCTATTATTTGCATGTCACCCTCAAAGCGATTTAGGCCGAAAGCGGTCTATCCACTTTCAGCCAACAAGTTACTGTAAATTGTAAAATCGGTACTACTTTTTACTGCGTTCTTTTTTGCTCGTTTCCGATACAAGTTTGCCAGAAGAGTCACGTTTAAATGACCGATTCCGAGATACAGATGTTACCGCAACGCCATCTTTATTGCTACCGCCTTTGCTCAATGCTTTCTTATGGGCAATGTCTTTGCCTTCTCGTTTATCAGCCTTACCGTTACCATTAGCGTCTTTGCCGTTCTTATCTAGTTTTCTACGGGCACGTTGACGCTCCATCCGGTTCTCGTGTTCGCCACGGGCTTTCTGGAGTTCGTATTCTTTTTTATACGGGCGTGGAGTCTTGGTATATGGCACGGTAGCGTTCCTTACTAATTTCGTATTCGTGGACACCTAAGCTAAAAATTTTTACAAGTTCCTCGTCGGGATGCTCTTCTTCAAACCACCCTCGGGCTATATAAACCTTTGGTGCTAAGTACGAATACATCCTGACTTTATACTTTGGGTCCTTTGACTTGACCCACACAACGACGTTGTGCAACCGAGTTTTAATGGTGCTTGCCATTGTGGATACAGCTTACTACTGCGCAATAATTTTTACAAGAGAAGTTGGGCTTCGGGTTCCAAACCTCTGATTTATAAGCCTCTTCCAGTCGGCCCGTGTCGTCTAGCCAGCTTACCCAAGCCTGATCTTGATTGTCTTGAACGTATTCGGTTTTAACAAAGTCCTTAGCCACTACGAATAGCAACCCAGCTTTGACTCGCTTGACTTTTGGGAAGTGCTTGAAGAGAGCCAGCGTCAAGATTTCAAGCTGTCGGGTATCAGCAAACCGACTGCTCTTACCCGTCTTGTAGTCCACCACAAATGCCGTTTCTTTCTCCTCGTTCAGCACGATCAAGTCTGCAATCCCCCTCCACCAAACGTCTTGGGAGAAGAAGTCGCAGGGTTCCAAGTTCTTGGTCAAACCCATTTTGTATTCACAAAACTTGTTTCCCTCAA